GGTACTAGAGGTAGTTACAATGAGTCTACCATAAGTGGATGCAAAACTAGCTACATCTGTACCATCGGTAGCGGTAGTACCAGTGGCTTTATAAGAACGTAAATCAACTGTAAATGACTTTCTAGTAGAACTAACGCTTCCTGATAAGGAATCATAGAACGACAGAGTGTAGCCAGTTTGCACCACAAAGAAATTCAAATTACCATTACCACCCACTGTAGACCAATTACCTACTGTAAATGCCCACAGATTCTTTTGGTCAGCAGTAATGGCACTAGCGTAGAGTTGATAAAGACTTTCATAGTCAACACCATTTCTACGCTGTAATACACCATCTACATTTGGATAGACATTAACACCATCTTTCCAACTGTTCTCAGGCGTGATGAAGTAGCCCCCTTCTGTGTTGAGGCCACCTACAAAAGTAAAACTGCCCTTAACACTAGGTGCTACCATATTATACTAATCCCTCAATAGGAATGTTTCTACGTTGTGCAATTGCAATGATGCGATCACGACGAGTGAACAAACCTTTCAACTCATCAGGTACTGGGCCTGACAAAGAATAACGCACACTGTACAGTCCACTAGGTGTAGCTTCAATAACAAGCTTATTAACTTCACCAGACAACTCACGCATCTCTTTACGTTCCTTAACCATCTGTTTCTGCTTAGCAGCTTTTTCCATTACTTTGTCAAATGCTTCACTCATTTCATTTCACCTTTCCACTTGTGACCATTCACATCTTTAATTTCTTTAGAATGTTTAAAAGCTTTTTGTTCCATCTCAACAGCCTTGTCGAGAAACATGTTGCGTGCTTCCTGAGGAATTGATTTATCATTAGCCATCTCCCTATATTTTTCTGGTGTCAATTCTTTTTTATTTTTCATTACCTTCTCCCATAATTAACTTTACCGTTATACTTAGCTTCGCCATTCTCATTACGCCAAGCTTCGTTACGCATTATATTCCTACCACGTTGTGCTCTACGTTCTTCTCTACCATTTGCTTGTTGTTTTAAGTTAACAAATGCTTGAGCCTTGGCTTCTGCTAAAAGGGTAGGAAAGAACTTCTCAGGGAGGTTAGGAATGAAAGTGTCTACATGAGTCCAATTAGCCTGTACAACAGCGTATACGCTTGTTTTAGCCCCTACAAGGGTGCTTTCTACAGCAGAGTCATACCCATCAAATGTAATGTACTTATCATCATAGCTAGTCCAATATTGTGGGTCAGCATTAATAACATAACCATCACTATTAATTACACCTGCCTGTGCAACCCTATTGTCAATAAGGTTTTTAAAGTCTTCTGGTGTAACGTATTCAATTTCTTTTTTATTATATTTAATCCACTTTACTTTATTCCATGTATCACTCATCATCATCTTGGTAGGATTACTAGTATCACCTAAACCTGTGAGTTGTACAATCTGAAACAAAAAAGGCCAGTCTCGCTGGCTAATAATTTCAAAGAAAGCTTCTTTAATTAAATCAGATACCTGTACTGATTCTACTGTTTCATCAATAGAGCTTACAGGGTCACTGTCCATTGCAGAAAGAATATTCTGCGTCATGTCTAACAGCGTTAATTTCGCCATATTATGCTCCTGCGAAAATAGCGTTTATTTGCATTGCATACAAACGTATATTACCACTTCCACCAGTATTTTGAATGTACAATTCAACATAGTCATTAGTAGCCATAGTTAATGTATGTACACCAACTAAGTTATGTTTTTGTCCACTAGTTGTAGTTGTAATTGAATAACCATTAGACACACTACCGTTTTCATATATGGCAACAACTAAGTCTCTATCCGCACCAGATGTTTGGTCTAATGACACAGAGTAACTAACAAAAACAGGTACAGTGTCTGTACCAGTGTATGTAAGACGACCAGTGGTCGATTCAGTAAAGTTAGAAGAAAGTCCACCTGCTGTAGTTGTAGGAGCAAGTTTAGTAAATGAGGATGGGTAAGTAAGGGTATATGGAGTAGCTAAATTAAAAAAATGTACTTGACCATGAGGTGTACCTGTAAATACAAAGTTACCACTACCATTAACAGTGAGTGTATCACCTGCTTGACCATTAGTAGTAAGACCAGCAAGTTGTGGTGGGCTAAGTTTTTGCCATGTTCCACTACCTGTACCATTAGAAACATAAACCTTATTGATAGTAGCAGCAGCTACACCTTTAGGTTCATGGATATTAGGGTCAGTGATAGCAGAATGTTGTACTGTTGCGATTTTATAATCCTCCTTTTGCTCGTTCAAATAAACAAATATCTATAGTAGATTCTTTTGTTTGTGGAGGAAATTGAGCATTTTTCCCACCAAAGTGACTATGAAATAAACTGTGGTCATTAGCACACAATACAATAGCTACACCATTTTCAATATCTTGTACATTAGCAGTATTACTTTGGCTTCTTCCCCATCGTTTATAACTACCATGTAAATGATGTACTTCTAATACTTCGTGTCTTTTTATACCACAAACACAACAACCATATCCAGCAATTATATCTTTTAATTGCTTGTCTTTTATTTGTTTTTTTAATTTTGTAGATGTATTACGACAAACAATACAATCAGTACGCAAATATTTATGTATACCGCCTACTAAAGAAAAACAAGATTCGTCTTTTTCTTGATTACAACCAGAACAAATACGAGCCATTATTTCTCCAAAAGAAAAGAGGGAGCATTACACTCCCCCTTTCACGTTACATTAAATGTAGCGAACTACGATAGTAGCAGTACCAGCAGTGAAAGTACCAGTAAATGCAACATCCAATGTGTCAGCAGCATATACTTTACCTAAACCACGGTTAGTAGCTGCGTCACCAATAGCATATGCACCAGCAGCACGAATAGTAGCATTAGCAGTCAAGTTAGCTACAGCACCTTGAGTAGCTGAAATCCAGCCATCAGGGTCTGTACCATCACCCAACTGTACATCAGTACCACCTGCCCATGCAGTGCCTACTTTCATAATCACATCTAGCACAACAGAGCCAGCAGGGATGTCAATAGTAGCACCAGAAGATTGGTAGGTAATTGCTAAATGAGCTTCTTTAGCAGCACCATCAACTTCGTATACACCAGCAACATTACGTTCTGGAAAGTTATTACCAAAACCGACAACCAAACCGTCGGCATTAGTCCATGTAGAAGCACGAGTCATTTTATAATCCTTTCAATGTTAGATGGTGTTCTTGGTGATAACAGAAACCAAACACTCAGGACGATAGAGCTTCAGACCAAAACGTGCATTCATGACATATTCGTCACGACGCAAGTCTTTATTACGCTCATACTCAACACGAGGCATTTGGCGATATGCACCAACAAACGGAGTCAAATCACCACCAACAGACATGAACAAGTTCACGGTTGGAGTTGCAGGAACAGTGACACCACCCAAAGTAGATGATGCAGCTTCAGAGGCAGCAGGGAGGAAGTTAGACACGTAAACATCAAAACCAAAGATGTTACGGATGAAACGCATACCTGTCACTTCGTTAACAAAACCACCTTGAACAATACCTTCAAATGCAGGGTTGTTAGTGAAAGCCTGAGCACCTACAAGAGTGTTAAACACATACTCTTGCGATGGGTCGATAATGGCAACACGAGCACCACCAGCTTGTGCTTTGTCCAAAGCATACTTAGCTTTAGCAAAGTCAGAAAGTGACAACACAGTGTTAGAACTACCTGAAGCCACAAAGCGGTGGTCAGCACCATTGATGGCGTTAGCATTACCAGATGTTTGTTGATTAGCCAAAGAGAAAACAGAAGATTCCAAGTTTTCATCCAAAGCACGACGCATCTTGGTAGGGAACATACCAATCAATTGTTGAGCGTAGTAGCTGTCCTGCTTAGCCTTATCAGTGATGTAAGTAGCAGATTCAACATAACGATCAATTGTGAAAGTGAATTCACCTGTATCCATTGCGTCATACACAACAGGGGTCAGTTCACCAGTTTCACGCATTGGCAACTCGCCAATAGAGGGGATGGTAAATTGATTACCATCAGGGAAACCATTGAGCATACGAACATATTTCGTACCCATCAATTGTTCTTGCAGCACATCTTTCAATTCGGCAGACCAGAGTTCTGTACGAACTAAGTGGTCATTAACCTTTGCATAATCTACACCAGCCATTTAATTCTCCTTATTGCCCAAAATATAGGGACGGGTTTTTAGTAACAGTTTGTTGTAACTTATACTGGAAATCTTGTGACCAATAATGAGAAGGATTCTCTTTACGAATCTTTGCGGCCCATTGTTTTGTGCCTTCAATATTAGACCTATCACCACCAGTAGAAGGTACTGAAGTTGTATTCATAGAACCAGTATCCATAGCGTTAGAGTTGTTTGGAACTACTCCAACAAATAAAGATACAAACTCTTGCGGGTCAGTAGCTGCCAATTCCATCAAGATACGTCCTTTAGCTTGTGTTGATGCACGTTGCCTAAAGACTTCTTCTGCTTTCTCACCAAACTTCTCTTTCATCAGTTTGTCAGCCAACATCAGATTATCTTGCTTTACCTTAGCTGTTTCTCGACCTACTAACGTCTTCTCTACAAGCTGTTGCACATCTTCAGGGGTATAACCCTGAGCAGGAGGATTGTCGTTCTCTGGTGCATTGCTATGTTTCGACATACGTTCCAAAACATCATCAATTGTTTTAGCTGCCATAGTTTGCTCACGTAGTTTACGATTTTCCTCTTTCAAGGTTTCAATAAACTGGTCAGCATTTGTGTAAGCTTTAGCCAATTCTTCTGGTGTTTTGTATTTTTGCGTTTCACCAACAAGTGCGGTAAAAAGCTGTCCCTCAGTTGTCGCTGCGGGTGTATTGGTGTTCTGGTTGTCTTCAGAGCCACCGAAAATTGTTGCATTGGTCATGCGGAATCTCTCCTAAAAAGTTGACTGCCTTAGTGTCATGTTTTTGAAAAACGTTACCCTTTGGCAGAATCAGGTAACAAAGATAGTACGAAATCAATCATTTTTGTCTGTCCCATCTGATAGCTAAGTTTAGCATAATGGTTAGGACAGTCAAAGTCATCCTTCTTTACATTATTAATATCCTCAGACATACTAGTTAATGTCTTATATAAAGCTTCAAATACATAACTACTATTATTCCAAGCTTTAATAAATTCTTCATTAGTACTATCTATAGGTTTATTATTAAGTAATAGTTTATTCATTTTACTCCATTCCTTCTTCCATGTCAATAGGCATACCCATAGGGTCTACAGCAGCTTCAGTTTGTACATCTTCAGAGGCTTGGTTCATCAATCGTTGTGTTTCTGCTGCTTCAAATACAGAAGCATTATCCTGTACAATCTTGTAGTTTTGCCATCCCAAATTCTCCTCTAGGGCCTTGGCAATGGCTTTGCCTGACATGTGTGCAGCCACACCGGGGATGTTCTGTACAGCAGCAATGGTTTGTGTCAACTCTTGTACAAACCTAGCTTGGTCAGCAAAATGACGTGCTCCAATAGGATAAATTTTACCTTCTGCCATCAAGTCTGCTTTAGTAATTTCTACAAAGCTTTCTGTGTTATACTGCTCATCAATGGCACGAATACGTTCTACACCCTCAAAGTTACGGATAGCTTCAGCTAACATACCGTTCAACAAAGGTTCTAGAATGTTACGTTCAAACCAACTAACCTTGCTTTGGAAGATACGACCAGCAGCATTCTCCAAGGTTTGCACCTCATACTTAGTCTTCTCACCGGGAGTACGGATACCCATAGCTTGCTTAGGAGCACCTGCCAGTTCCTCCATACGACCCATCAGTTCAGCAATCTGCATGTCTGCTTGCAATGCTGTAGCATCAGGACGAAGGAAATCTACCTTACCCTCATCTCCCACAAAAATTGTAGCACCGGGTTCGTATTCAAACTCCTCCACAGTGTTGCCATAGATCACCATGACAGGATAGGCAATAAGGTCAAACACATCTGCCTTCAAGTTCTCAAGGTGGTCAATACGATATTGCATACCTACCAACTGATCTAATGGGCCTTGCGCCCACAGGTTGTCTGTACGCAATCTCCAACCACAATGGTGCATAGGTTTGTTGCCTGTCCACAACGGATTAGGTTGTTTACGTAACACCCATTTACGATCAATGATGGTAATGAGTTGATTACGCAACAGTGTTTTGGTGTCTGGGTCATAAATATCACCCCAGAATTCCAACAACTCAACCATGTCACTTTCTAAATATTCATCAGCACTACCAAAGCCATCAATAGCCATGTTAACTTCTTTCTTAAACTCAGGGTCATCCCTATAGTTTTGACGGAAAGAAATAGCCTTATCTACAACTGACTTGCTGTAGTTAAGGTTGGGCTTTGTTTCTAGGTCTGTCATCAAATCGCCAATTGATTTCAGCATTCTCCGTACCACAGGAGTCTTACTAAAGTCCTCAGCTAATGGATTAAATACAATGTCGTTAGGATTAATACGATAGGCTTTAGGGCCAATATATCTATTAACTACATTACCTTCTTTATCACTAATAACATCTCGTACATAATCATAAGTAACAATTACATTACCAAAATCAATGTAGTCATATACAAGTTGGGATACCAACAACTGAAAGTTAGATGCTTTTAGTTTCTGTTTAAGGTAGTTTACAATGGCCTGTCTCTTAGCTGCTAGGTCTTTATCTTTATTAGTAGCTTCAAAGAAAAACCAACTCTCAGATGGAAACAATGCAGCCATGTAATTGGCATGTAGATTATCTCTAATCTGTGTCAATTTAGGTGTTACAGTAGAGTTCTTCCAAGGCAACTTACTATTAGATGTTTTACGTGTGTCTGTTGCAAAGATATAATTACGCAACTCTTGTTGGTCAGATTTCCATACACTACGTGCTGTATCCCACCGCATCCACATGTCAGCAATCTTATTAGCTAAGCTGTCATCATTATAACTTACTTGTACATTCTCGTTCATTTATTATATCCTTTAATAAGAAACGCCACCATATTTAGAATTAAAAGCGACTACGTTAGTGCGCTTTCCCCATGTCCGATTAGACATAGGTGCTTTACAAATCTCAATACAAGAAGCTAATGCATCCTTAATATCATCATGTTCAGGATTATTCATCATTAGTTCTTCTTCTAGTGTCTGACAATTACCACCTTTATAATGCCATATCTGATTATTATTATAACGTGGTTCTAAGATTGTAGCTATGCGCTCTGCTTTACGCATATTCTTAGGGGGATTATATTCGTCAATTGTAAATACAATGTTTTGACTACGCATATAATCTTTAAACTGTCCAACAATAAGACGCTGTGCAGCTACTACTTCACAACGCATTTTCTTAAACTTCCATTTACGATATATAAGTTCTGCCTTATCATACATAACAGATATTTTATTAGTTTTAAATCTGTCAATATCTAAGACATAAAAATTATTATCTTCATCTACTCCAACCACCATAATAACAGTGTAGTCAGAGTTTGTGCCAATAGAATAAGCAAAATCCATAGCAGCATAAATGTGTAAAAGTTTGTCTCCAAAATACCACGCTCCACTAAAGTTTTCAATCTTATCACGTTCATAATAGTTGAATCTACTACGGTCAATAAGTTGTGTTTCTACAGCATTAGGATTGTTATAATATTGAGCATAAAACTGTGTTACATCCAAATACTTAGCTTTCTTACGTGCAAGTTCTTTTGCATCGAAGCCAAATGTTTTACCATCTGCCCTACGTTGTTTAGGCCAAAGGAACTCACCACCTGTCTCCACTACACGCTCAAATACTTCATACACTTCATTCTCAATCTCTGTCTCATCGTCATCAGACATGTACACTTCAGTCATTTCCATCATGTCTTTGTACAAGTCTCCGGGATGGTAGCGAGTACCTACAGCCCACTCTTTAGCACCTGTAGATTCAATTGAAGATAGTTGTGAGTAGAACGCTCTAACCTGATCTCTACCTAGCTGTGTATAGGCATTATCAGGCACTACAACGTCATCTAGCACAGCTACATTACAATGTAACCCTGTGACGTTAGCTGTAATACCTGCTGCCTTAATCGTAGCATCACGAACACCTTCTGCCTTACGCTTAGGGTGATCTACAGAAATCTCATCCATAGACCAACGCTCTCGTTTACCTTCCATATCATTGACCATCTCAGGCCAATAGAATCTATATATGTCTGATAAGAATATATCTTTGACAGCTTTAAGTTGTTTCTCAGCTAAGTTAGCTGTAGCTGACACATACAAAATAGTTGTTTCAGGGTGCTTTGTAACCCACCAAGCAACCCTATAAGCGATCATTGCACTCTTTTGATGGTCACGTGGCAACAGGACAAGTTGATTGTCCTTAGCGTCTTCTCTGCTCCACCATGAGCACAATTCCTCATGCACTGCACCTAACATACGATGAGGTGCAATAAGTTTGATGAACGTCAGAAGGTCAGCTTCTGCTGCCTGTTTAACCAGTTCTTTTTCAGTCACCACTTAACCTTATCTGCCCAATATGCAGCACTCATCTTACCTTTAGCAATGTTGCTTGCATGTCGAGCTTTAAAACTCTCTCTACGTTTACGGTAGGCTTCAGATTCACCTTCTTTCTTGGGACTACCTGATACACCTTTTTGACCAAATCGAATAAGCTTTTCTTTGTCTCCTACTTTAGCCAACACTGCATGGCTTTTAGTAGGATGACTTGGTGTGCGTTTGGGTTTGTTATATCCAGAAAATGTTTCTGAACCTTTCTTAATCATACTTCTACTCCTATTATTTCTGGTACACAGTTATAAGTAACTGTTAAATTAGGTCGTTCATTCATCATATACAGTTCTAATGCTTTGTAATAGGCAACTTGCATACATGCTTCGTATGTTTCGTGTCTGCTACGGGGTTTATCCACAATAGGTGCAATACATTCATTTAACGACAAACACAATGCAAATTCAATTACAAACATAATGTGCCTTTACTAACGGTGTCTAGCTGTTTTCTTAGCTATATTTTTAGGTTGTGCAACAAACTGTTTGCCTTTAGCATTACCCTTGGCTTTAGCCCTATTTGTTGCTGCTTTTTCTGCGGGAGACAATGCTTTCCAAGCAGAATCTGGTAAATAACGTTTCTTACCTTTGGATGGTTTGCCATCTGAGGTACGCCATTTTTGAGCAGTCCAATCTTTTAAGGATTGTTGTGGGTTCTTCATTTCTTTTTCTTAGGGGGCGTATGACTAAGTTTTTGACTTTTGTCTGTGTGTTTTGCACCAGTATGTAGTGAACTACCCATCTTATGTGTAGGCCCTGTATATTCTTTACCATTAGGTAAATAATGTTTAACACCTTTACTCATGATTTATAACCTCCACCTTTGGCTTTATATTCTTTGGCTAGAAGTTGTGCCTTACGAGCACTCCATTCACCGGGGTCGCCACCTTTGCTACCTGCTTTAATACGCTCAAACAACGCTTTACGCATTGTAGGTTTGGTGTACACACCAGCAGCATTAACTTTAGATTTAGTAGCTTTTTTCACTTCATCTTCCCTGTTTTAGTGCGTGAGAAACTTCTATTGTTACTCTTACTAGTAACACGTAAATTACTACGCTTGTTACCACCACCTTTACTGAGGGGTTTCTTATGGTCTACATCCTTACCATCACCCTTGCTAACTTTACCTTCTTCCATAAGTTTACGTCTAGCACCATTACGTTTAGCCCTATCTTTAACAACAGATGGTTTACCATCATAGGCTTGTTGTTTCTTGTAATCTCTTTTCCCTGCGGTCATGTAAGGCATTATTTCTTTCCTCCTACAACAATACCAAGTCTAGCCATATCTCCTGCTATACGGCCTGTAGAGGGTGCTACAACCTCTTTAACCTCTTTGGGGCGGCCTACAGGCTTCTTAACACCACCATCTACATAACCCTTCTCAGCAAGCCATTTAGCGGCTGCTGTACCACCGGGAAGACGTGCATGTTGTTTCATTTGTGCAATGGCTTCAGACTGTAGCTTCACTGCCAACTCTGCTTGCCATTTGTCTACATGTGGTTTAATGAGAGCATGGTTACGTACTTCTAACCAGTGTTCCCAATCCCCTAGTAGTGCCATAGCGACAGAGTATTCAGAGGGGTCACGACACTCTAGGAATACATCTTTACAGTGTTGTAACGTATACACAGGTTTAAACTTTACATCTACACGAGCAAATTCCTTGAACAAGCCAAGGATAACACGCTTACCACTACCATCTAAAAACTGTGTTCTATCAATCATGGTCTTCAATTATAGTTACGTTACGAATCATACCTCTAGGTATTTGTGAACGACAGCCTACTGTTCCATCAGCAATATAAGAGGCTGTTAATACCATACCTTCAGGCCCATCATACAGAACAAATCCTACTTGATGTGCAATTACAGGTTGATATATAAAACTGTCGTCATGGAATGCCCAAGGACTATCGTCCAAGTCGGCAGCATCTTCCCATTCAACGTATGCCAGTTTCATTTTTTAGCTTTGTTTTTAGCGGTACGTTGACCACGCTTAGGTAAAGACTTACCAGCCTTACTAAGTGCCATTGCAATTGCTTGCTTCTGTGGATGACCCTTCTTCATTTCCATTTTAATATTAGCAGAAATTGTTTTCTGGCTACTACCTTTTTTCATTGGCATGTTAAACGTTCCTTTCAAAATGTGGACAATCTACAAGTGACTTAAAATTACCACCCCAACGATTTTTAGGGTGAAGACTTTCCCAATATGTACCTAGTGGTCTAATAGTTTCTTTATCCCAAATGATTTTACCATCTTTAAAGAAGTTTAAATCAATTGCACAACGTTTCAAATGAATAGAGTTCATTGTCTTAGAACGACCTGTTTTAAAATAAATAGCCTGTTGTTCTGGTGTACGTGCAAGTTCCCCACCTGTCACTTTAAAGCCTTGCTCTGTAGCATATTGAATAAGCTTACACATGTCTAACAGGAAAGCTGCTTGTTGGTCTGATAGACTCATTTTTTACCCCTTAAATCAGCCAGTTTTTCAATTGTTCTACCACCAAAGTATGCACCCATTATAAGCATACCCCATTGACCAAGAAGTTGTACATACGACTCATTTGCGTTGAGTCCATAAGCACTCATCATAGCAAACAAAAAGTAACCAAAGAATATAGCTATGAGTGACATAGGGCGAATATTCTTTGATAACCATGAATCAGAAGACATATCTGCTGTCCATCTATTAGATACATTATTTTCTTCATTTTGTGCAGCTTTAGCAAACATCTCAAGTTCAGCGAGTTCCATCTTGGCTTTTTCAATGCCAAGTTCTAAAAGACGTTCTTCATGTGCGTATTGTAGTTCACGAAGTTTAGCTACATCTTCAGCACTAGGATTATCAGGAATCTTTACACCTAAAGTATTTTCAACTACTTCTTTACCTTTAGCCTGTATTGCACTAGATAATAGACCTAATCCATTTTCTGCTAGTGTTCCTAGTAATGCACCTAAAATTGGAATCATTTTTTATCCTTTTCGTGTTCTAACTCTTTACGAAGTTGTTCTATTTTTTTTACTTCGTAATGTACCTCTTGCCTAACAGTATTAATATCCATTAACATAAACCCAATTACAGGCAACATTATTACAAATACAAATACCATTATAATTAAACCAATTAAAAACCCCATCTTATTTTCCTGTCTATTGTTATTAACCAAAACAGGAGGAGGAGGTATATAGTAATCAAACTCACTGCTCCTATTTGTAGGGCTTTGTCTTGCAGGGAGCTTATTAGTTTTCTTCGTTGCCATGCTGCTTCCCTTGCTTTACGTTCTGTTATAAGTTTTTCTTGTAATTGTTCTTCTTGTAACCTTGCGTATTCTTCTTCAAATCTACTCCACACTGCACCTAGTTCTGGGTCTACTTGGTAAATTAAAAACTCTCTAAGTTCTACTGCTTGTTTTTCTAGTTCTATTTGATTTAATATGTTATTTAGTGCTTGTGCTTTTAAACTTTTATTTTTAGGTGGATTTTTCTTTTCTTCTTCTACTACTTGTTTTACTTGTTCTTGAGCATCAAAAAACTTTCCTATGTAACCAGATATTTCTCTGGCTATTTTAGAAACATCATTACCCGCTGCTTTAGCATCTTTATAAAATGCAACGCCTTGTTTAATAGCTGCGATGGCAGTAAACGCAATTGTGAAAGGGTCAATTTCATACTCCTATAATTTTTTTAAAGAATTCTGCTGCTACACCCGGCCCAAACAATACAGCCGCCATTACCGCATACAAAAGATATTCAATCTTTGTCATACGCCTATCGCCTTCTTCAAACGATTGTTTAATGGCACTATAACGTTGAGCACAAACTTCTTCATGCGTCATAAGTTTAGCTTCTGTTTCAGATATTAATTTATCACTCATTTATAGGCCAATCTTGTGTGGTTACAATAGCAATGAGGGAAGGTACATCTGTACAAGCATTAATAGCTGCTACTAAACGTGTACACTCATTAATAATTGATATACGATAAGCACTGGTGCTTTGAGGAACATCTACATTACGTTCTGCTTTACGAATAATCATCCAATCAGATACAGCAAGAAGTTTATTAGCTGTATCTTTAACTTGTGTAATCCATTGGTGTTTTAATCCATATTGTATATATGGTACACCTTCTTCTGGTGTGACGGTGAGGTCATCCAGTTGCTTGGGGTTATCTACACTCCAGTAAAAGCGGTCGTCATACGCCACTGTTACATCAGGTACTTCTGTGATGCCAACAGCATTCTTCTCTGCAATAGAAGTCAAGCGTAGCCAATTAGCTGGATAGCTTGTGCCATCAATAGTGAATGGTGTGTCGAGAGGGAGTGGTGCGTTGTTGAGTAAAAACATGAGTTACCTCGCTAAATATGAAATTGCTTTAAGCATTAAATCAGGACTGTCTTTGAATAATCCCAACGCTCTATTACAAGCATCGCAAAGCAATCCTCTGACTCTGCCAGTTGTGTGGCAATGGTCAATGTTTAATCGCTTTTTGTGATTATCTGGTGGAATTGAACTGCATATTGCACATACACCATTTTGTTTTTCTAGCATCTTGTTGTATTCAGCAAAATCAAGTCCATAACTTCTTTTCATGTGCAATTCAAGGTCATACTCTTTTGTTTGACTACGACCATGTTTGTACGCTGGAGAATCCTCGCCTTTACGAAATTGCAAACAACCGCATGATTGAGTTTTTCCATTTGTCATTTGACTAAAACCAACTATTTTTTCTGTCCCACAATCACACATCACACGGTATTTAAAACTACCGTTTTTTGTACGCATATCAGTTTTTTCCAATAGCGTAAGCATCGCTATTTTTGTTCCTGATTGGTCTTGATGAAAACGTCCTTGTGGCATTTAGTGTTACCTATCGGGCATTCGCAAATTTCAGCGGATTTTCGGCAAAGGCGGCAAAGATGTAGGTTCCACCGCTGGCGTTCATTGCATTAGAAGTGTTGCGAATCTTGAAACCATTAGAAAGAAAATCTACATCACGGGCAGATGAAGTTCCTTCTGCGTTTGATTGGTTTGCTTCCAAGAATGTATTGGCAACATTGTATGGATTACGCACAGCATCTATAATTTGCCAACCTTCAGCCGCATCAGTTCTTTTGCAAAGTAAATACTTCACACGGAAGCCCGTGTACACAAAAGGCCCATCAGCACTTCCATTGCCTGTGTAGCTACCAAATGCTGAATAGCCAGCTACTGGAGCCCAGCAATAGGCAACATAGGTGCTTGCGCTGACGTTTGAACCTGTTGCGCCAGCGGTATAGCCAACATAAAACAAAGTGCTTGTCTGGGGGCTTGTTCCCCATTGGCTTGTCCCACTGTCTTGAGCATTGGTTAAATTCAAATAAACGGTGTAGCCTGTTGGCTGGGATTGATGATGAACAAGCCAGCTTGCAGTGCCATCTCTCTGTTTAATTATGACCATGCCGGGTGTTGCACCCAAACCATGACCAATGCTTTGGTTGGTCAATCCATTGCCTGTATATGTCACCACACTAAATCCAGCAGTGGTGTTTGCTCTTACCTGTGCTGAAATAGAACCACTGGTGTTGGTTACTGTTGAGCCACCAGCGTTCCATTGCCAAGCAACATAGGTAGCCGCACTGGTGTTCATCTGAGCCAGCGCACCAACAGTAAAACCTGTACTGCCAAATGCAGTCAAGCCTGTTGTCTCTGTTGTCTCTGCCGCTGTATTGTTGCTCTCTAATTGATTTTGCACACCACGCACAGCGTCATACAACGCATGGTCAGTAGCCGCAGACCTAGACTTTACCCACACCAAATCAGGCTGGAATGATGCGCTACCAACAGTGTTTGCAATGGTTAACGCTGACCCTGTGCCTGTATAAGTTGTAGCCGCCATGTAACTAGCACCATTCTTGATAGTTGCATCAGGTAGGTTCAGCGTGTTCAGTGCTTTGCCACCTTTGTTGTAAGCAAAAGTTGTTTGACCAAAGTTGGCAACAAATGTCGGAGAACCATTGCTTGATGACGCAGCAACAAACGGCCTGACATCACCAGCAGGTAATCCAGTAATCGTTCCTTTTGAAGTTCCATTATCAAACACTTGAAACGTTCTATTTGTTGCATCATACAAACAAGTAATTGTGTTGCCGACAGTTGGATATGTAATTGATCCAGATGTAGCACCGTTAATAAACGTAGTGCCAACATTATCAACGCCAGAGCATCCAACTCTACTGCTAGGCGCGCCAGTAACACTTGCTTGTACTGTTGTGAGACACACACCAATAGCATTTGCGCCGTTAGCTGTGCCAGTCTGTATAAGTTCCCATTGCCATAAACCAGAACCATCTGGTATGGCAAAAGTTGGAACGCACAATGTCCAAGCAGCAGTATTGCAGTTTTGACTTAAGTTGCCATTTGTCGGCGCAATAAAAGTAGTCGGGTGATCTATTGGATTCCAAGTCGCATAATTCCCACGCCCATTCCCGCCATCAGCCCACTGCGTCGGCACATCCAGCATGGAGTCATACGTCGTGCCAGCGGTCACGCTGATGTTGTTCGGCGTCCAGTTGTTGCTGTTGCCGCTGTAATCTTTGCCAATGGTGGTGGCGGTGTTGGAACTGTTGTCTGAGAAGTTCAGATAGAAGCCGTTGGTGCCGTATGTACCAGCATAGCGTTTAGGTTGCCATACACCTGTCAGGGCGTTAGTTTCTCCGAAACTAGAAGGCGTTAACGCCTGTCCGTCAATGAAGTTGACTTCGGTGAGGTAGCCATCAAAGTAAGAAGCCCCACCAACATTATCAGAAAATTGATGATTAATTGTATTGTTTACTCCGCCATCATAATTTAGAGTAGGCCACCCAGAACCTGACCCCGATGTTGTTGACTGAAGAACACCATTAACATAAATTTTTATTCTGTTTGTATCAGTTGCTTGAGTGCTATCAAACGCAACTACAAAATGATACCAAGCAGAATAATCTCTAAAGACTGCCGAGGTGTTTCTAAAATATGGATAAGTACCAGTATACGCATATACACTAAGTTCCCCGTTTACACCTAATTGAATGGTGTACATATTAGAGCCAGAAGTTGAGGCTGTAAATAAACCCGTACTTGCGGCTTTTCCTATTTTAACCCAACCACTCCAAGTCCATGTTTTGCGATTGCCAGCACTAGCAGGTGTTCGATTCAAATATGCTGAAGCAGATTGACGAATACGCACACTGCGGCTGATTTGATAGCCACCACCAGAGGGGGTAAAGAGTTCTTTTTTAGCTGATAACATTATGCGAATGCCTGTGCTGCTGTGCCATACCAATTTGTACCATCAGAGAAGAATGTCAAAATATCCCATCTACTAGCTGTGGTTGTCAAGGTAGGTGCTGTACCTAAAATCCATTTAACCCCTGTAAACACTCCTGTAAAGCTACCTGCACCCGTAGACACAATGAGGATGAAACTCTTACCAGCAGTGGAAGTAGGCATTGTGAAGGTACAATTACCTGTCATTGTCACTGTCTGTACTGTACCATTGGTTAGGTCTAGGGTCTTACTTGTACCCGAGTTGCCTATGGCTACAACAGATTCTAAATAGTTGGTAACTGTAGGGTTTGTGAGTGTTTTGTTGGTTAAGGCTTGAGAGTCTGATGTTCCCACCACTGTACCTGTAGGGGCAGTTTTGGTAGCCCATGTGTCTAGGTCAGCATCCCATGCTTGTACGTTTGTACCAATCAC